CTGGAGCATTAAGAGCTTTAACAACTGGCGAAAGAAACATGGCTGTTGGTTATTATGCAATGGCTTATTCAACAACTGCTGAAAGAAGCTTAGCAATTGGTCGCTATGCATTAGGTTTAAGTAATGGAATTAGAAACGTAGGCATTGGAAGCGTTGCAGGTTATTGCAATGCAACTGGTAATGAAAACGTAGCAGTTGGTGTATGGTCATATTATAACTCCACTGCTGGTAACGGTAACACCGCAATTGGATTCGCCGCATTATCAAGATGGGATTCAGGTAATACTTATTACTTTAGTGGAAGTAGTGGAAACTACAACACTGCAATAGGTGCTTACTCATCATGGAATAATCAAGCTGGTGCTGGAAACACATCACTTGGTTACAATGCTGGTTATAATATCTCTAGTGGTTCTAATAACGTAGCAATTGGTTATAACTCTGGAAACAGCGGAACTAATAACTTAACAACTGGTTCTAATAATATTATCCTTGGTTATAACGCAGCAGCAACATCTGCATCTGTATCCAATCAGATAACATTAGGTAACTCTTCAGTTACAAACTTTAGAGTTCCTGGTGTTGGATTTGACATCGATACAAACCGCGCATCAATCACTGGTTACGCCAAGGTAACAGAGTACTATGCAACTACTGCACCAGTAACAAAGACAGCAGACTTCACTGTAGCTGATACTGAAAACTGGATTATTAATAATAAATCAGGCTCAGCAATTGTAGTCACTTTACCATCAGGTTCAGAATACATTGGTCGCGCAATTACATTTAACAACTGGGCCAACCATAAGATTGTGTCTGCATCAAGCAACGTTTATGCCCATACAGGCGGCGCAGCACAAACAGACATTTGTAAAGCTGTTGCAGGAACATTTGCTACAATAGTGTATGATGGTACCGACTGGTATGTAATGGCAACAAACGCATAATCAAATAACGAAGGAAATAATATGAAGGAATTCTTTTTTTTGGCTGGGCTTCAACGCTCAGGTGCAACAGTACTTAGTTCAATATTAAATCAAAATCCAGACTTGTGGGTTTCGCCGGCAAGTCCAATGTTACAAATGATGATTAATGCTACACAAACATTTGATTCATTTGAACATAAAGATTATGACAGAGGCAACGCAATATCTAATGCAATTGCCGCAATACCACAAAACTTTTATTATGATAAACAAGCTAACTACATTATTGACAAGAACCTTAATTGGACATCAGCCAATGGTGTAGAAGTAGCTTATCGTTATGTAAATCAAAATATTAAAATAATATGTCCAGTAAGAGATATACTTGATATATTAGTTTCATTTGACACAATCATTAATGCTCATCCTGATTCACAGCAAAATGCTTTAATGGATAAAGAAGTTTTATTAGAAACATTTCCAGATAAACCAATGGCTGACCGCAGAGCAGATTGGCTAATGAAGTTTGGTAATGATATAATGAGATGCTTAAACAATATGAAACATGCAATGAATCCAGAATATAGACATATGTTTCACTTTGTTGAATATGACAATTTTATAAACAACCCACAGAAGGAAATTAATAAAATATATGAATACTTGGAAATTCCGCAATACAATCATGAATATCAGAACATTGAAGACAGCTCAGGTATCTCTGAAAACAGTCTTACAGGGATTAAGAATCTACACAAAGTAAGACCAAAGTTAGAAAAGAAATCACGCAAACCAGAAGATGTGTTCTTGCCGGAAACAATACAACGTTATTCAGGATTGGAATTTTGGCGTGGAACTAAATAGTTTACTTAATGAGTGGAACTTTCGTAAGTGCCGTGGGCCAGAGAACGCAACACCAGCAGAACTAGCAGAAGCATTTGCTTTCTTCTGTGAAAACTATGCTTATATTAAACACCCTAACCAAGGACGTATTGCTTTTGTTTTAAGGGACGCGCAAAAAGAAACTGTTAAAGCATGGTTAAGTGATAGATATACAATAGTATTAAAGGCACGTCAGATTGGATTCTCCACTTTGGCTGCAGCATATGCTTTCTGGATTACTTTCTTTTGGCCAGACAGATTTGTGGTTATGCTTTCAAAGACTGAACGTGAAGCTACAAAGCTTTTACAAAAGGCTAAGTATATTTATAAATTTATACCTGACTGGATGAGATTGTCTGGTCCTGAACTATTACAAAATAACGTTCTTAAGATGTCCTTTAGTAATGACTCTGTAATTGAATCAATGCCATCAGCTAACGAGCCTGCTAGAGGTGAATCGGTGTATCTGGCTATAATCGACGAGATGGCATTTTTGCCGAATCCTGAGGAAGCCTGGGCATCAATAGAGCCAATTGCTGACGTAGGTGGTCGTGTAATCTGTCTATCTACTGCCAAGGGTGAAGGTAATATATTCTTTAACTTATGGCATGGGTCACAGACTGGGACTAACCGTTTCCGTGGAATCTTCTTTCCATGGTCAGCGTCTGGTCGTGACCAAGCTTGGTATGATGCACAAGCCGCAGAACTACCAATATGGCAACTACACCAAGAGTACCCATCTAATCCAGAAGAAGCATTCATTCGTTCTGGCAGACCAGTATTTGACATTGACGCTTTAAATAGATTTATTACAACAACCCCTAAGAAAGGTTTTAATAAAAAACTTTCTGATGTTCGAAACTCTTATATGTTTGAGTCCTCCGGTGGACCGCTCTCCGTATGGCAAACACCACAGGCAGGAGCTGTTTATGCTATTGGAGCTGACGTGGCCGAAGGATTGGCTAGGGGTGACTATTCTACCGCTCATGTTATTGATGCTAAGTCTGGTCTTATAGTTGCCCATTGGCATGGTCATATTGACCCAGACAAGTTTGGCGAAGAAGTTCTTTATGCATTGGGTTTCTTTTATAATGAAGCTTTAATAGGTGTTGAGTCTAATAACCACGGCTTAACAACTTTAACTGCTTTAAATAAAGCTAATTATATTAATCTTTATAGACAGCGTAGATTAAACCAACGCCACGCTGAAGCCACAGAGGCACTGGGTTGGCGCACAACAACATTAACTAAGCCTTTAGCTATAGATGAACTAAATGCTAATCTAAGAGATGGTGCATTAGACCTACGATGTGAATATACGATAGCTGAACTTAAGACCTTTGTCCGTGACGACAATGGTTCAACCCATGGTTCTCCACACGACGACCGAGTTATGAGTTTAGCCATTGCTAACCAGATGCTTAAATATGTCTGGCTGCCAGAGTATAAGCCTAAAACTGACTCTCCATGGGGAACCATGAATTACTTTGAAAAGAAATTACATAAGCCAATTAAGACTAAAGAGCGTTATTGGATAGGTGAATTCAATAGTTACTGATATAATGTAACGAGTGAACTATACTTATATAGGAGTTTTTATGCACTGTTTGGATTGTTCCAAAGAAATTTCAGAAGAGAATGATATCAAACGTGGTATTTGCTTTAGCTGCCACATCAAAGGCATCAAGTTTGGGTTCAGGGGAGCAAGTTATGGCAAGTCTACATGGAATGATACAACCATTAGAGAGACTCAAAGAATGTATGAAGCAATGCCTAACGTTGAAAAAGTATCAAGTCGTAAAGAGTTAATCTGATGGAGTGGTTGGTGCCAGTAGCTGTTGCTATTATAGGTGGACCAATGGTTGTATTAATACAATTGTTTAGAAAAGAAAGCAGTGAACAGCACGGCGTTCTAGCCGGCAAGATAGATAAGATTGCTGACAAACTAGATGGTCATATTGATTGGCATTTAAAGGACAAAAAATGAAGAAAGAAATAAAATCATATCCTAAAATTAAAACAGGAAAAGTAACTAAAGGTAAAAAAATAGAAGTGCCAGCAGTCAAGGCTGCTAAAAAAGAAGTAACCAAAGCAGAAAAAAGATTATCCACAGCTAAACAACGACTAGAAGTATTAAAGAAAGTAGGAAAAAAAGATGGCAAGTAAGAAACCAACATTAGGTAAAAAGGTAAACAGAGCTACAGAAGTAATGAATAGCCCAATGGGTAAAGCTTTTATGTCTGCTCAAGGTTCTGATTCTGGAAAAGCAATTGGAAAAGCAGCAAGTCAAAAGATGAACAGCGGTAAAGGCATCGTAGGTGAAGGCAAAGATGTTCTTAAGGCTGCTGGCAATAGCGTTAAACAGCAAGCAGAGTTTGTTGCAGCAGTAGGCAAGGGTGCAGCTAAAGGTGCTGGAGCAGTTGCTAAAGGCGCAGGCAAGGTTGCAGGCAAAGTTGCCAATATAACTGTTGGTGATGTTGCATCTGCTCCACTTGATATTGCAAAGAATGCCGGTAAAGCAGTTGCTAAGGTTGGAAAAGTTCTTGCAACACCAGCAGCTGGCTCAATGATTAGAGCAAAAATGCCATCTAAACCAGCAGCAAAGAAGCCAGTAGACACAAGCAAGAAGGGTCCTTCTGCAGGTGGTAAGCCAGTTGACCGTCAGTACCAAGGTGGAAGTGGTTCAAGAAAGTATCCAACAAATATCCCTAAAGGTTATAAAGTAGTAACCTTACTCACTAATCCACCAAAATATAAATTGGTAGAAACAAAAGGAAAAGGTAAATAATGTTAACTTATACAGACACACTCAACAGCACTCAATCACCATATCCATGGAAAACCTTTAAGTGCGCTGACTATACAGACTGCGTTATTCAACTTAACGGAGTATGGAATGGCAACATAGAATTTTACGGTTCTAATGGTCCAGGACCATTAGGTACAGATTTATTGGCTGTTCAATCTATTTCGGGAACAAACTGGACAACAGCAGTTACTACAGAAGCTGGTGCAAGTCCATCATCTGAACGTCAAATATTTAGAGTTCCAGTTGCTGGTTTAACATTTGTTGCTATTTATGGTGATATATTTTCATCGCCAGCTTTTGTTTCGGTAGGCGATGTTGAACTTACTGTAACATTTGTTTCAAACTCAAACGCTAGATAATGGCAGGTAATCCTAAGTATCCTGCATTACCTTCTACAACAACTAAGAATTATACTCCTAGAAAGAAGAAGAAAAATGGCGGCAAAAAAAAGTAAACCAGTATGGGAAAAGGCACGTCCTAAATCTTTAGGCGCGCCAAAAAAACTTACAGCTGCACAAAAAGCATCAGCAAAAGCTTCTGCTAAAGCTGCAGGTAGACCTTACCCAAATTTAGTTGATAATATGAAAGCAGCGAAAAAAAAATAATGAAAACATCAAATACACCAATGGGCAAAGCATACAAAGCAGCACAGAAATCAACAACCGCTAAACCAAATGTCGACATTCCTATACCAGTTAAAGAGGCTGCCAAAGCTATTGGCAAAGTTGTTAGCAAAGGAGCAAAGGTTGTTGGCAAATCAGTTGCCAAAAGAGGCATAATTCCCGCTCCTCCTGCAGTTAAGGTTGCTGCTGCAATAGGGCTAGCTGCTGGTGGAATAATGAAAAATGCAAAAGAAAAAGCTAAAAAAGAAAAAGCGACAGTAGCTGCTAAAGCAAAAGACGCAAAAGCTAATAAGGCTCGTCAAGCAACTAATTTAAAGTATGATAATATGAAAGCTGCAAGGAAAAAGAAATAATGGCTAAGACTCCTGCATGGCAAAGAAAAGAAGGTAAGAGTCCTACAGGTGGATTAAATGCTAAAGGCCGCGCATCCGCAAAAGCTCAAGGTATGAATCTAAAGCCACCAGTTACCGCTAAGCAGGCAGCTAAATCACCAAAATCTGCAGCAAGAAGAAAATCATTTTGCGCTAGGATGGAAGGAAATCCAGGACCAATGAAGGATGCAAAAGGAAGACCAACACGTAAAGCGTTGGCATTAAAGAAGTGGGACTGCTAACATGGCAAGACAAAGTAATTATGATAAATTATCAAGCTATAGAAAAAAAGTTGATTACTCTAGAAACTGGCGCAAGAATGAAAACTATGACAATCTTTGGCAAAGACTTATTAACCTTTATCGTGGTAGGCACTACCGTGGTTATTTACAAGGTGACAGACTCCTTGTTAACATTGCTTTCTCAACCATCAATACATTAGCCCCAGCTGTTTCTATTGGTCGTCCAAAGATTAATGTTAATGCGCGCAGACCAGAAGATGGTGACAAAGCTATTGTTACTGAATCAATTATTAACTATTGGTGGCAACATTATGAATGCCAGCCAGAGTTCCAAAGGGCTGTTAAAGACTATTTGATTATTGGTCATGGTTGGGTTAAAACTGGTTATCGTTTTGTTGAAGAAGAAAAGCTTGATGATATTCAAGATAGTGCTGATGAAGCTGCCGGCCCAGAAACTACTGATGATGTTGAATCAACATTTATTATCAGAGAAGACCGTCCATTCTTAGAGCGCGTTGACCCATTTGATATGTATGTAGACGTTGATGCTGTAAGCATGAATGACATTCGTTGGATTGCACAACGTACTCGTCGTCCTTTAAAGGATGCAAAAGAAGACAAGCGTTATGATGCCGCCGCAAGAAAAGAATTAAGTCCATCTTCTTATCAAAAGTATGGTGACATAACAGTAACTAATACTTATAATCCTACTAACCCAGATGAAGCATATTGCGACATCTATGAATATTATAATATTGATACTGGTGAGATGTGTGTATTTGCAGACAGCGGAGACAAGTTCTTAATTAAACCAGTTAAGATGCCATACGCATTTGGTCATCCATTCTTTATGTTACGCAACTATGAAATCCCTGGATTCTTTTATCCAATGGGTGAACTAGAAGCAATTGAACCATTGCAGTACGAATTAAATGAAACTCGTACACAGATGATGAACCACAGAAAGCGTTACTCACGCAAGTGGTTGTTTAATGAATCAGCATTCGATGATGATGGTCGTCAAGCTTTGGCATCTGATGATGACAACGTAATCGTTCCTGTTAAGGGTAACGAGAATTTAAATAACGTTGTTGTTCCAATGCCGGCCTTGATTAACCCACCTGAATTTTATAATCAGTCAACTTTAATTCAAAATGACATTGACCGTGTGTCAGGTGTCTCAGAGTACCAGCGTGGTGCAATCCCAGAAACAACTAGAACTGCCCGCGAAGCATCAATTATTGCTGAAGCTGGTAATGCTAGAGTAGCTGAAAAGCTTATATCAATTGAAAATGCTATAGCTAGATGTGCTTCTAATCTTATAATGCTAGCTCAGCAGTATTTAACTGGTGAGCAGACTGTAAGAATAGTAGGAACAGAATCTGCTCCTATGTGGTTAACATTTGATAAAGATTATATATCTGGTGAGTTTGACTTTAATGTTGAGGCAGGT